AGGAAACAAATTAAAGGATGAATTAATAAGGCGTTTAGACATTGAAAGATGCTTTTATATTGAATATCCTGAAGGATGCAAAGATGCTAACGATATACTCATAAAGCACGGCAAAGATTATCTTAAATCATTGATTATCAACGCAAAACCATTCCCAATTAAAGGAATAGTTGATAGTGGTGAACTACTACAAAGTATTGATGATATTTACTTATATGGATACCCAAAAGGCATAAAAGCAGGAATTGAAGGATTCGATAATTACTTTAGTTTACTTGAAGGACTATTCACAGTAGTAACTGGTATTCCAGGTTCTGGTAAGTCTGAGTTTATTGATTTTATCATGGCTAAAACAGCACTCAACCACAATTGGAAATGGGGTATAATATCATTTGAGAATACACCACCAGTATTCCATGCAACTAAAATAATAGAGAAATTATCAGGAAAGGCATTTGATTTTAGAGTAAATCCTACACATAGAATATCAACTTATGAACTTGAAATGTACAAGGGTTATTTATCTGAAATGTTCTTTTTTATAAATACTCAAGACACTGATGTAACACTTGAAGGACTAATGAAAAAGATTGCGTTATTGGTCATGAGAAAAGGTATAAAAGGTGTTCTTATTGATCCGTGGAACTACATTGAGCATAAAATTGAAAGCAACGAAACTGAAACGCAATACATTTCAAGAGCATTGACAACAATAAGAAAAGCAGCTATAAAATTAGGCATCCATATCATTGTTGTGGCACATCCAACTAAACTTGCAAAGACAAATAACAAGTATGATGTACCTACACTTTACAATATTTCAGGTTCAGCACATTTCTTCAATAAGACTGATAACGGGTTTACGGTTTACCGAGATTTTAATACAAATGAGGTCACAGTACACATTCAAAAAATTAGGTTTTCTTTTTTAGGTAAACTTGGAGCAGTAAAATATAACTACAATACTTTCACAAGACAGTACGAATATTTGGAAGATAACTAATTATAAATCAATATGTTACTAACAGACTTATAACAGTGTTATAACAGACTTTAATTATGTTATATCAAAATGTAACAAATTAAAGTAAAGTAAATAAATACAGGGTGGTGTTGTGGCTTACGCCACCACCACAACATCAGAAAAATATTTCGCCATAAATATCTAAATCTGATTAATTTTGTTTAAATGGCAAAGAAAGGTTTTTACATACGGCATAATACAAAAGACAATAGCATAATGCTCAATGTCTTTGTGGACGATTTTAAGGCGTATTTAGACACTTTGGAAAAAAATGAAGGCTGGGTTAAGCTACGCATATTTGAGAGGCAAGAAGTGGACTCTAAAGGCTTTACACACGATATGCAAGTTATCTTGAATAAACAAGGAGAAAATCATGAGCAACGTTAAAGGATGGGGTGGTAAAAGACCTGGTGCGGGTCGTAAAAAGAGAATGGATGAAGAGGAGCAGATGGAGAAGCTATCTGTTTTTGAGCCTGATGCTTTTAAGGCTTGGGGTGAGAAGATCAAGGAGAAGGACATGGAAGCAATTAAACTCTTTGTGAAATACTACCTTGGAGAACCAGTAAAGAAAGTAGAGCAGACGATTGAAGGCAATTTATCAGGATTAGTCGTAGAAATAATCAATGGGGCAACCGCTGAAAATACAAACAAGTAGAGTATTTGAAATCCTAAAGGATTCTAATTCCCGTATCACTGTGATGCAGGGCGGATCTCGTAGCGGTAAGACTTACAACATAATCCTTTGGTTCATCATCAAACTCCTTCAAGAAAGGGGTAAAACCTTGTCTATTGTCAGGCAGTCGCTACCAAGTATTAAGGGTTCGGTACTGCGTGATTTCATTGAAATCCTGCTCAAGATGGGGATTTACGATGAGAGTAACCACAATAAAACAGAACAGACTTATAACCTCAATGGGAATCTGGTCGAATTTGTTTCCGTTGACCAACCGCATAAAATACGTGGTAGGAAGAGAACATACTTATTCATGAACGAGTGTACTGAAATGTCATACGAGGCATGGGTGCAGCTTACTATGAGGACTGAAGGAAAGATAGTTCTTGACTATAACCCATCGGATGAGTATCATTGGGTATTCGATAAAGTCATTCCAAGGGATGATGCTGATTTTTACATAACCACTTACAAAGACAATCCATTCTTGCCTAAGGAACTCGTTGCAGAAATAGAACGCTTGAAAGATGCAGACGAAAACTACTGGCTTGTTTATGGCTTAGGTCAGAAAGGAAATCAGAACGACACTGTTTACACCCATTGGAGGCCAGTAAGCAAGATGCCAGAAGGTGAGACTGTTTACGGGTTAGACTTTGGATTTAACAACCCATCTGCAATGGTTAAGGTGGTATTTCATGATGGTGCGATTTACGCAGAGGAGATGCTCTATGAAACGAAGCTAACAACAAATGACCTTGTAGAACGTATAAAGAATCTTGGTATATCTGCCTATGATGAGATATTCTGCGACTCCGCAGAGCCGAAAACAATCGAGGAACTTGTGCGGAATGGATTCAATGCGAAGCCTTCGAATAAAGATGTATTTGTTGGGATACAAAAGATAAAATCTTTGCCTTTCTTTGTACTCGATACATCAGCCAATCTTATCAAGGAACTCAAAAACTACAAGTGGAAAACAGATAAGAATGGCAAACGATTGGATGAGCCTGTGAAATTCAACGATCATATCTGCGATGCAGCACGTTATTGCATTTACACGAAATTAAACGCACCTCAACTTACATGGGGAATAATATAACAATATGGGTATTTTAGATATATTCAAGAAAAAGGGACTAAATCCAAACATATCTGCACAGCGTGAAGTTCAAGCCGTTAATGGTGTTGTCCTTCAGCCGTACTATCAACAGGCTTACGTTGATGATGGTTATCTGGGTAATTCTGATGTTTACGCAATTGTGACATTCCTTGCTCGAAAAGCAGGGTCAATCCCTTGGTACGTGTACAAGATGAAGCCAGGGGAGAAGGCAAAGACATCACTCGAAAGATACAAGCAACTCTCAAAAGGTCTGCACAATAAGGGAGCGTTTGAACGTGCATTAATGGAGCGAAAGAACGCATACGAGGAAAACATGGTGACTGGGACTCCCTTGGCTAAGTTATTGGAGCGACCAAATCCATCACAAGCACAAGACCAGTTCTTTCAGAACTTATTTGGGTATAGGATTCTCAGCGGTGAGGGTAATATATACGGCAACGATGGAAACATAGAGAATGGCAAGTTCCTTGAACTAAACGTACTGCCTACTCAATTACTTGAGATTTACCCTGATCCGAATGACCTTTACGGATTGATTGGATATAAGTTGATGGTCGCTCAAGGTATTAACATCCCAAAGGCGAATGTATGCCATTGGAAGTCATGGAATCCTGATTTCAACGATGTGACGCGTTCTCATTTGCGGGGTTTGTCTCCTTTACGTTCAGCGTGGAAACTCTTGAGGATGTCAAATAACGCAGCCGATGCGAGTGCTAAGATGACACAAAATGGAGGATCTAAAGGTGCATTAGTCCCAGAGGTGGTAAATAACAACGTGCCACAAATGACTCCAGAACAAGCATCAATGATTCAAAGGGCAATCAATGAGCGGATAAATGGAACGGATAACAAAGGCTCTATTGGTGTGATGCAGTATCCGTATAACTATCTCAACTTTGGTTTGTCAAGTGTTGACATGGAACTTGTGAAGACATTACAGATGACACTTCATCAATGGTGTCGTGTGTTCGGAATGCCTATTGTGTTGTTCGATACTGACACTTCAAGCTATAACAACTACACTAATGGTATGCGTGATCTTATCACAAACACCATTGCTCCGCTTTGTGCGGAACTAAGAGATGAACTCAATGCTTGGTTAGTGCCTCGTTTCGGAGAGAACGTATATATCGATTACGATATTTCAGCATTACCAGAACTTCAAGCCGACATGGAGAAGATGGTGGCTCAACTTAAACAAGCCGATTGGCTGACATTTGATGAAAAACGTACTGCAATGGGTTACGAAGAAAAGGGCGGTGCTTATGCGTCTTCTTATGTTGGTAGCGGCATGATGCCACTTGAAATGGCAATGATGGATTTAACAGTACCTGATGACAATAATGGAAATGGTGTATGAGAAATACCCTAAGACACAAGCAGAAAGAAATTGCTTGATAGAAAAGAGGATGATGGATGCACTAAGAGCATCATACAAACTAAAGTTAGAAAATGAACGCAAAGCAGCGGAAAGAATATTGGATGAAAACGGAGAGGCTACGAGCAGGTCTTGACAAAAAGTACTTTGAGCAGATTCAAGAGTCTGTTTGGAATACATTCAAGCGTTTTGCTCGTGACATCGAAGTCATCGGTATTGATGCTGCACGTTCACGCCTTGGACTCGATTTGTGGGATAAAGAGATGCTCAAGATATTCGAAGCCATGTACAAAGAATCAGTATTGCTATTTGGCAATAGTGTTTATAGGGCATTAAGGATTGAGTCGCAAAAGGCTGAGACCTTTGGATTTAATCGAGAGTGGACTGATGCGGTGTTGGAGTTCTTGCTCAAGCAAGGATTTGTCTTGGTGGCTGATATTACATCAACGACAAAAAAGAAACTAAACGACATCGTCACCAAAGGCATCGAAGAAGGATTGGGCGTTGATGAGATTGTGAAACTTATCCTTTCTGATGAGAACCTTGCATATTCAGCAATGAGGGCAAGAAGGATTGTTAGAACGGAGGTGATGAGATCTTCGAATATAGGTGCAATGAAAGGAGCGGAGGCTCATGGATTTTATGTAGATAAAGAATGGATTTCAGCAAGGGATAAAAGGACACGCAGAATCCCTGAAGATGAATTCGACCACGTTCAGATGGATGGTAAAGTTGTGCCGTTTGAAGAGCCGTTTACCTCAACGGGCAAGAAAGGGGAGCCTGTTGTGGCGATGCAGCCAGGGGATTTGTCTGCACCCGCA